AACAAACACGTCTTGAACGTACTCAACAGTACCTATACAAGAAGGATTCCGAACCCCTATAGTAGTGGAGGTTAGGAATGGCAGCAGCAGAGCAAAAGAAAAGCTATGCGGTTATTAAACAATTCAGAGGAATTGACACTAAAGCCAACCGCACGGCAATTGAAAAAGATGAGTTTTATTGGCTAGAAAACGCCATGCCCGTTGGTTCGGGTAATTTGCGTATTACTCCTCAATCTACGACTGTCAATAACTCGTCAGGTAACGCTGTAGTTTTTTCTAACGTTGTCAGTTATTTGACAAGTGCCAATATCAATGACGATTACATTGTTGCAGCCCAGACAGACGGGTCAATGCAGTATTTTGACCTGACTACCTCTACCAAAGGCAATATTGCTTCTGCAGGGACGTTTACAGGCACTGGAATTAGCTCTGCACAGTATCAGAACACCAATCTGTACATTGGAGACCCCGTAAAAGGTCTTTACGAGTGGGATGGTGGCAACCTTGTAGCCATAGGTTCTATAGGTGTTATCGGTATTACCAATCCTGGAGCTGGTTATACGGCTGCTCCTGACGTGATTATTGGTGCACCTAACCAGTCGGGAGGAGTACAGGCTACTGCAGTGGCTACGATTACTACTGCTAACACCGTAAACACGGTTGTGCTTACAAATGCGGGTTCTGGGTACACGTCACCCCCGTCAATTACGATTAAGGGCGGTGGAGCGACAACAAACGCCACAGCTATCGCCCAACTGACAACTTTTGCTACTGGCACAGTCTCGGTTTTAATCAATTCTGGGGGCTTTGGATACGGTGCTAACGGGTCTTTCTACGTTACCTTCACTGGTGGAGGGGGTTCAGGCGCTAACGGCACTGCAATCGTTTCTGGAAACGCTGTAACTCAGGTTATTATGAACAATCCTGGCTCTGGATACACTTCAGCGCCTACCGTGAGCTTTGCTAACGGATATACAGCCAACGTCACTGCCAACGCAACCGCTACTGCTATTGTCAATACCAACGGAATTGTGGATGTAGCCACATTCTCAGGGCGTGTCTGGGTAGCAGCAGGGCGTACAGTCTATGCGTCTAGTGCGGTTAGCCCAACTGACTTTAGTTCTGTATCTGCCGTGGCGTTTAATCTGACGGATTCGACCCTGCACGGCAATATCCAGGCTTTACTATCCGCTAATAACTTCTTGTACATCTTTGGTGATGATAGTATCAACGTATTCAGTAACTTACAGGTCACTTCTACAGGAAGTACCGTATTTACCAATACCAACGTTTCTGCTTCTATCGGTTCTAAGCGTATTTATGCCATATTCCCGTACTTCAGGTCTGTATTGTTCCTGAACGACTATGGTGTGTACGCCCTTGTGGGTTCTACGACTACCAAGATTAGCGACCCACTAGACGGTATTTTCCCTTATATAGACTTTACAAAGCCAGTAACGGCTGGACAGGCACTTCTGAACAATATTTTGTGTGCCGTGTTTAATTTTTACGTTACCAGCGGGTGTCCTTTTGGATTTGGTGGTTCTAGGTACATTCAGGCCGTGTTTTTTGAGAAAAAATGGTTTATTACGTATCAGGGACAAATTCCTTACGTGACTTCTGCTCCTATAGGCGGAAAAGTAAACCTTTACGGTACAAATACGTCTAATGCGCTATATCAGTTTTACAACAATTCAACGAATAATATTGCAAGTTACATTCAGACGGCTTTGCAAGATATGGGCGACCCTATAAGGACCAAGCAAGCGTTAAAATTTGCAGTAGAAGCCACGTTAACAAACGGTGGACAATTTAATGTAACAGTGGATTCTGAGCAAGGAGCTAGTCCAGCGTACACATTGTCTGACACTGGAGTATCTTGGCTAAATAACAGTTCTCAGGTAATATCATGGGTAAATAACAGTAGCGCTGTTATACAGTGGCTGTTATCCACAGGGTATTACTTGTATAAATCGGATGCCTCGCAGTACGGTAAGTATTTGGGACTCACCATGACTTCCAATAATGCGGGTTTTGTAGTAAATACGTTTGAGTTTGAACACGAATTAAGAGTGAGGTTCTAATATGTCTGGTGTACCCTATACTTTCGGTAACGCAACAACATCTATTCCTTTGTCGCAGTTAGATGTTAACTTTGCAACAAATGCAACGCTTGGTAATGCGTCTGTAGGTCTTGGCAATACAACGACTACTGTTGGTAACTTGACTGTTTCTAACGTCACTATTAACGGATTGTCTGGAGGTGGCGCTAACGGCGTTGTGTACATCAACAGTAGCAATACAGCTACAGCAAACGCATCTGTATTAGCACTAGATAATAGTGGTAATTTGGTGATGGGTGGTACAACGGCAGCTAGTGCTAGGTTTAATATTTTAACTACTGGTGGATCATCAAGTCAATATATAAATTTCGATGGCGATATTATTGCATACGCAGCGTCAAATGGCGGTGCAAGTGCTACTCAAACTGTTCTTGTTGTTCAAAAAGTTTCAAATGGTAGATCAATAAATTGTGCGGGTACTGTAAATCAAAACGGTGCTGACTATGCTGAATACATGACTAAGTCAGGTAATTTCACCATTAACAAAGGTGATATTTGCGGTATTGATGCAAACGGTAAGTTAACAAATGTATTTGCAAATGCTATAAGTTTTGTTGTTAAGTCAACAAATCCCGGGCTTGTGGGTGGAGACGCATGGGGAAGTGAAGAAGCTCTAGGTTTAACTGCTCCTAAAGAACCAACAAGGTCTAGCGGAGAATCAGATGCAGATTGGGAAACTGCTCAAGCAAATTATCAAACAGCTTTGTCTGCATACAAAACTGAACTTGCAACCGCTTTAGAGTCGGCAAGACAAATGGTTGATCGAATTGCTTTTGCTGGTCAAGTTCCAGTCAATGTAACAGGAGCAACAGCAGGACAATACATTATTCCAATTGCAAATCAAGACGGTTCTATTGGTGGTCAGGCAATATCAGAATCTGCAATGACACTACAACAATATATGCAATCAGTTGGTAAAGTCATATCTGTTGTTGGCAACGTAACAACCATTATTGTGAAGGTAGCATAATGTCAGTATCTGCGCCATTCTCCCCTTGCGGTAACACGGTAGTCATCACGGCTACTACAACTGCTCCTGCTCCTGTACAAGTACCGTCTGCAACACTAGGCGGTAACCAGTACCGTATTATCAATAGCGGTTCTGTAACCGTTATTTTGGGATATGGTCAGACTTCTGCGTTAGCGTCTTCTGGTGCTGTTGTACCGACAAGTACGCAGTCTAATTGCTTGCCACTATTGCCAGGTACAGACGAGATTATTACGTTTGTGCCTAATGCTTACTTTACTGCAAATGCAACAACTGCAAATGCAACGATATACATAACGCCTGGCGACGGGGATTGATACTAAAGGATTACAATGTTAAAGACCGTAAGTAGTTCATCTGGCAGTAGTGGGTTTCCAATCACACTAGGTAATACTGTTATTACCGCTAGTAGCACTACTACGACTTTATCTAACCTGACTCTTAACAACGTTATTATTAACGGTACTACTGAGAACAACGTATCTTTCAGTAACGTTAACGTACTCAGCGGTAATATTGCTAACGTAACTATCAGTAACGCTACTGTAGTCAACGCTAATATTACGTCTGTATCTGCAACTTTCCCTAATAGTTTCTTATCTAACAGCTCTACAACGCTTGGCAACTCTACCTTAACACTAGGTAGTTCTACGTCTAGCGTAGGTAATCTGACACTTGGTAACGCAAACATAACGTCTGTTGCGTCTACGTTTCCTAATAGTTACTTAGCAAATTCAACAACTACACTAGGTAATACAACTCTTACTTTAGGCAGTACATCATCTAGTGTCGGTAATTTGACACTTGCTAACGTCATTATCAATGGTGGCACAGAAAATGCGGTAACGTATAGCAACGTAACTATTAACAGTGGTACGGCTACATTTACAACTATTGCTTTGCCCTACAACGGGGCTAGTTCTAGCACAGGTCCTATTGCCGTAGGTGGCAATATGTCTGGTGGTCCAGATACAGGTCTTGTAGGAACATTTATAGGTAGCGCTAATAGCTACACTTATATGTTTCAGCAAAATACCAATACAGGTACTGGAGCATATTCAACATATACGATTGCTACTAACGATTACTCTGCTTATGCCAACTTTGGTATAAACAACAACAATTTTGTTGGCTCTCCTAACAATGCTTTTAACGCAGCTAAGAACGCTTACTGGTATTCGCATGGTGGAGATGCAGTATTTGGTTCGTACACAAACAACGCAGTTCACTTTATAGCAAATGGAAGTTCATCTACATCAGATGCCATGACCATTAACGCTAATAACACAGTGACCATAAATGCGTTAAACCAGTCTACAAATGCAAATGCAACCATGTCAACCGCAAGTATTCCTCTTGTGCCGTTAGGTTATCTCATCATTAACAACAACGGTACAAACGTCAAAATACCTTACTACGCTGTCTAACATGGAATTACAACAACTATTTGATATTGTCGTAACGATTGCAGGATTTCTTTCTGGATGGGTACTAAACAACATAACCAAAGCTATAGAACGTTTGGACGCAGATGTTCGTGATATGCCAAAAGATTATGTTACAAAAGAAGACTATCACAGAGATATTGACGAGATTAAAGATATTTGTAAACAGATTTTTAACAAATTAGATAACAAAGCAGATAAGGCAGGGTAAATCTATCAATCAAGACGACTTAGCCTACGTAGAATTTGGGGATGTCCAAGGTCTCGGTAGGTTCTCGTTTGAAAACTATTTGCAACACCAGTTATTTTTTGAAACACTCAATAGCAGAGGAGTTGCTACACCTTTCTACCCTATTGGAGACATAGACCCGTCTAACATTGATGACTGGCTACTTCTACACAATCAAATGCACGAGTCTTTAGCGACTATTCTTAGCCTGGATAACCCGTTTCAGTTGTTAGATGCTGACTTTAACGTTGAAGATGATTTTTATGATTGGCTAGGTGTACACCAAGACATTCATCAACAGATAGCGCAAGCATTAGGAGTTGTGTAATGGCTAAGATGAGCACACAAGATATTTTGGCAAAGAGCCTGGCTCGAAGCGGTCAAGACCCTAAAAAAGTTCATGGAGCAATGGCTCATCTTGTCCAAACAGACCCTAAATTTAGAGTTATGAGGTCTGGAAATACTTTGTTTTCTTATTACAACAAAGGTAACGGTGTTGCTGACGTTGCTATGGATACGGCTGCTACTCCACAAGAGCTAGTAAAAGATGTAAAAGATTTTGCAAAAGCCATGAAAATTTCTAAGTTTCATCAAGGAAGATTTCACATGGCTAACCCGCAAATAGAGAGGGTTCTCAAGATGGCGGGATTGCAATACAAATTACAACCTATGCCTGGTGGTCAAATGTCTGTTGTGGTGGAGGTCTAATGAGTAACGCTGTTCAAAGTGCTGCTAATGACGTAACAAAAGCAGTCAATGCTGTGGGCGACATTGGTCAAGCTATTATCAACAACCCTTTGCCAGTCATAGAAACAGTAGCGCTAACCTACGCACTTGGACCAGAAGGGGCTGCTTTATCAACAACTATTGGCGCTCCTGCAACTGCTGCTATATCTTCTGCTGCGGTAGAAGCCGCTAACGGTGGAAATGTAAACCAGATAGCAACGGCTGCTGCCAGTGCAGGGGTTGGGGCTGAAGTTACAAGTTTAGTTGCTCCTGAAGTTGGACCAACACCAATATCTGGAGCTGCCCCTGGAAGCGTAAATCCTATTGCTGCTGCTGCAGGAGGAGCTGCGGGAGGAGCTACGCAAGCTGCTTTAACAGGACAAGATGTTGGTAAAGCTGCTTTAACAGGGGGAGTGATATCGGGAGGAGCTACTGCTGGAGCACAAGGCATATCTTCTGCGTTGTCTCCTGGTCCAATGGCAAACACGAGCTTAACAGAACCCACATCAAATCTTCCTGCTGTCAACTCTTTAGATACTCCTTCACAGCCTATTGCGGGTAATCAGTCTTTAAAATTGCCTGGAGGTATTACAACCCTAGACCAGTTGGCAGGATATGGCGGTCAAGAATACAGCGGAGGCTACACAAACCCAACAACGGGAGAGTTTGTCCCTTTAAACACAGGTATACAGTACACTTTGTCACCCGAAGTGTTTACGCCTGGGGGCATTGATTACGGGTTTACTCAAGCCAAGCCAACAGATACACTCTTGTCTGAGCCACAAACAACTCCAGGACTGTCCAAGGAAACTCAATCTGCTTTGCAATCTGTTTTTGGATTTGGATTAGGAACAGCATTATCTCCTAAGTCAACAGGCTTAGGTTCTATAAGCGCAAGCACAACTGGAGTAGGCGCATCTGGAGGTACGACAGGTACAACGTCTTCTACAACAGGAGGTTCACCTGGCGGTACTGAGCTAGACCCTAGCACGGGTAAAGCACCAGAGTTGGCATGGGGCGATAAATATACATCATTGAAGGAAGGCTTAAACGTATGAGTGCAATTAGAAAAATGACAGGCATGGGCGGAGATGTTCGCCAGATTGCTAAATTGCTTCAAGCAAAAGCTCCTCCTGGGCACAAACTTGCCTTCATCAATGAAGAAGAAGCTGCGTTACTTAAACGCAAAGGTGGTTCTGGGCGTATTACTCCAGAGGGTATTCCGTCTTACGAGCTAGAAGATAGTTTACAAATATCTGGGGCATCTCCTGCTACCGAACCAGCTCCTATCACTTCTGAGGCAGTTTCTTCTCCTGTTTCTACACCTTCGTCTGGAACGCCAACAGAACTGCCTCCTGCTACAACGGCTGGAGATGTTTATTTAAATGCTCCTGTTCAGCAACAAGGAATTACTCCATCTATTGATGCGTCTAAAACTCCTCAAGCAGACTTCAGAAAATCTGAAATTGCTCAAGAAAACCTAGCAGCTCAATCGGCTGGTGTCCCCAACATCTTCCAAGGTCCTGCTACAGAAACTCCCGCTCCTCAGCCTCAAGCGCCTGAACAGTCTTTGTTTGAAAAGGCTAAATCGGCTGTAACAGGATTAGACCCAAAGACTTCTGCTGCATTAGGTATTGGTGGTGTTCAATCTTTGCTAGGCGCTAACGCAGTTAGAAAAGCTCAAAATGATGCAGCTCAAGCTAAACAACAGTTGCAAGCTATGGCTGCACCTTATCAACAACAAGGTCAACAATTACAACAGTTGGCTAACCAAGGTCAGCTCACTCCTGCTAACCAGCAGACTCTACAGGCTGCACGTGCACAGTTAGCACAAGGTGCTGAGGCTAGAGGTGGTGTAGGCGCAGCTCAGGCAGCGAACCAGATTGCTACATTAACTAACAGTTTGTTGGCTAACCAGATGAACATGGGTATTCAGTTGCAAGGCGTTGGCGACAAGATTGCTCAAGGCGCTATTCAAACTGGCATCCAAGCTGACCAATATATCAATCAACTTACTTCTAGCTATGCTCAGAACATCGCTAGAACGGTTGCAGGAGCTGCTGGATTGCCTCAGCAACAGCCTACAGTTACTGTAACAACACCGAAGGAGTAGACATGGCTGACGTATTAGCTTCAAATCCACTTATTGAAAAACCAACAGATGTTTTAACTCCTGAAGTCAAAGGACTTACTAGCCCTCAAAAAGGCGTATTGCAAGCAGAACAAGAGCAAGAAGCATTTAAACAATATCAAGAAAGTGTTAAGCGTGACCAAGAATCAATGCTTTCTGAAGGAAAAACAAAAGCAATTCAACAATACGCTCAAGAAAGAGAGCCTACTGAATTAAAAAATAAATTTGATGAATACGTCAAAGAAGAAGCAAAACCATTTATTCCCACTCAACAAACGGCTGGTGATTTAGGAACTATTTTTGCTTTAACAAATATTATTGGATTTGCTATTGGTGGTGGCGCTAAAGGTTCTGCTCAGGCTGCTTTATCTGCCCAAAATGGTATGCTAGAAGGCTATCAAAAAGGCAATATGGATGTTTATAAACAGCAAAAAGACATTTTTGAAGAAAACCAAAAAGCCTTGGCAAAAGCTGTAGAAGGTCTTAAATATGAATTAACTCAAGCGGAAAAAACTGCTTCTGTTAACAAAGAATTAGCTATTAATCAAGCAGAAGAAGCTGCATTGAAATATGGCGGTCAAGCATTTAAAGAATACATTCATAAATTTGGAATACCGAAAAGCGTTGAGTATGCAAAATCATTAGAAAATATGCAATCTAAAAACGCAGAGTTACAAATAAAACTTAATCAATTTGCTATTGAAAAACAAAAATTAGAAATTGAGAAAACAAAAGCTGCTGAAGCGGAAAGACACAATAAAGCCGTAGAAACACACCAAGGTGAAGTTTTAGATTCTAGGGAAAGACAGGCGGTTTTAGACCGAATGTTGAAGACAAACTATAAAGCAACTGTTACCCCAGATGGTAAGCACGTTGTATTTATTAACCCGCACAATCCAAATGACATTCAAGTTGTTGCTGCTCCTGAAGGTATTGATATGTCAAAACTTTTAACGCCAGGAGTTCAGCCTAAAGCTGCCAGTGCAGGAAGTATTAACGCTAGATATGCAGCAAATCAAATTGAAGGCATGACTCAGGCTGCAGCAGATATTGTTAATGTGGCAAACAACAATCCAAATACAATGTTAGGAACGTTTGCGGGAATGACTGGTAAGTCTGGTGATTCTTTGTATTCTTCATTGACAAATACTTTTGCAAGAAATGTTACAGACGTTGATGCAAGGGCTTATCAACAGCTTATTAGTGGTCTTGATTTTAATATGGCTAGAGCTTTGGGCGGTGGTTATGCAAATAGTTCTGCAAAAGCAGCTATTGATAGATATAAAGAACAAGTTCCGCAATCTGGTGATGACCCTAAAAATGCAACAATATTTTTAGCTAGGGTTAGACAAGAGTTTGAAATTCTTACGGACAACTTACAAACTTATCCAGGAGCTACTCCAGAAATGAGAGAAAAAGCAAATAAAGCAATGGAAAGTGTTCGCAAAGTTGTTCCATTTACTGTTGATGATGTTCAAAAAGCAATTAGTGGGACTAAAGATTCTGTTGAAAAAACAAATTCAAAAGGATGGGTTTTGCACACAGATGCTAATGGAAACAAGGCTTATGTAAACCCTAAAAATCCAAAAGAATATGAGGAGGTTAAATAATGCCTTTTGACCCTACAACAGCCAAGCCAATAGAAGAAACTTCTTTAAAAGGAGGTTTTGACCCATCAACGGCTAAACCTTTTGATTTTCAAAAAACCGACACATTTGAAAAAAAACCCACTGTTGGAGAACGTCTTGGCTCTGTAGGAAAAGAATCTTTGACAGGAGGAATATACGGTATATTTGCTCCTGAAATGATGATGGCTACGGGAGGCGCTTTGGAGTCTGTTGGAGGCGGTTTCCCAGGGCCTGTAGGCAGGGGGGCGTCATTGATTGGTGGCGCTTTAATGGCTGGTGGAGAAGCAATGGAAGGAGCTAGGCTTCCTGGAGCTGTAGGAGGTTTAATTAGCGGAGCAGCAGGAGAAGGAGCAGGACAAGCTGTAGAAGCTAAATACGGACCAGGTGTTACTGCTGAAACAGCTAGACTTTTAGGAGCTACTTTAGGTCCTGTTCCTATTGAATATTTAGGAACAAAAACGGGTAGAGTTGTTGGTTCTTTATTGGGTCGTATTGGCGTTCCTGGAATGGGAACAGCAAAGACTGTTGGAGAACTATTAGCAGAACAAAATGTAAAACCAGAAAATTTAACTCAAGCTCAAAAAGATTTTATTGCTCAAAAAGTAAATGACATTCGTGGTGGCAAATCTAGTTTAGATGCTCAAAAAGAAATAGCAGATATGCTTAAAACTGGAGCAGCAAAAGTTGAATTGACTGGTGAGCAACAAGCTAAACAATTAGAAGACCAGGCAAGGTTACAATCTGAAAATCTTATTAAACAAGCTCAAGAGAAAGCTCAACGTATTCGTCAAAGCGCTTTATCTCAAAGCCCTGCCATTCGTCAGATTGCTGAAGCAGATGCTCAATCAGCGTTGCAAAGAGGTCAAGATGAAGCTAATAGAGTGTTAGCTGAGTCTAAACAAAAAGCATTAGATTTAAGGCAAAAGGCTGGTAAGTTGACAACAAGAAGTCAACAAGCCAAAGATGAAGCCCGTAAAGAATTAACTGCGGTTGGAGCTGCTCAAACGCCCACACAAACAGGAACTTCTATTCGTGAATCTGTTGCTCCTGCTTTTGAAAAGTTAAAAGAAACAAGAGCGACAAATGCAGAAAAGAATAAGGGTGAGGCTTTTGGTGATGCTTTAAAAGCTGAGGCAGAAGGCAAGCGAGTTAAGAATACAAAAGCATTTCAACAAGCAGAAACTCAAATAATTGAGGCTTTAAACAACCCTCAAACAGGTTTGTCTAATGCCCCTGTAGATACCATTCGCAATCAACTAATGAAGGTTAGACAAGCTCTAAACCCTAAATTAGATAATGCTAACGAGCCTGATATTAGTTTTGAAGGTTTAGAAAAGTTGCGTAGATTCTTGCGGGATAGAGCTTATGGTTTACCCGCAGAAGGTTTTGATGCTATTAGTCAACAACAAGCTGGTAAGTTAGCGGATGCTGTTGAGAACATTCAGAAAGAATTTTCGCCTAAGTTTTCTAAATTCTTAGAACAATACAGACAAGACTCACAACCGCTTAACTTGTTTAAGACTAAGCTCGGTGAAGCTATTGTTGGTAAAGAAGAATTTGACATGGGAAGATTTGCTCACGACCCTGCAACACTGGGTAGCAAGTTCTTTAAATCAGAGACAGGTGTTAAAGACCTTGTAACTCTTTTAGGTGGTGACGCAACAAAGGCAGAAAACATTGCTCGTGGTTACATAGCAAGTAAGTTAGAAAATGCTTCTGCAAAAGATGTGGAAAACTTTTTAAAGAGTGAGACTAACAGAGACTGGTTAACACAATTCCCTCAGTTAAAACAACAACTTGAGCAAGCTGCTAGAACCATGTCTCGTGCAGAAGGTTTTGGGGGCGCTAGAGAAAAGGCTGCGGGTAAAGCTATATCTGAGATTAGTGGCGTAACAACCACTGCTGAAACATTAGCGAAAAGACTTAAAGACCAAGCTGCGAAAGAGGCTGAAAAGGTTTCTTCTGAAAGAATTAAAGCTCAAGCCAAAGGTTTGAAAGGTCAGAAAAAGTTGGCGGGTGAACAAATCAAAACGGCTGAACAACAAGCTAAAGAAGCAGAAAAGCCATTGTTAGAACAGGCAAAAGGTATTCGCTCAGAATCTCAAAAGACTGCACAACTCATTACAGCTGGTGACACATCTGGTCCAGACCGTATTAAAGACTTGGTTAATTCTAAGAACACTAAAGAATTGGGAGAGGTTGCTAAGATTATTCAATCAACTCCTGAAGGTCAAGAGAAGTTTGCAAATGCTCTAAGTCAGGTTATTGCTGACAAGATTGGCACAACAGGGGCAAACCTCAATGCAGTCATTAACGATTTCAAATACATCGGTGACAGACTTGTTGAAAACGGTTTATTAAAAGCAGAAGATTCTGCAAAGTTGGCTGCCAAGTTACAAGAAGTTTTAGTGACTCCTGTTGACCAAAAGTTAAAAGCAACAATGGCTCAAAAGCTAATGAGAAACGCTTTAGTAGGTTATTTTGGAGAAATACCTCCTAGATTTATTCAATCTGAAGTCAAGCAACTGGAGAAAGATTATGCCCCTTAAGAAAGGTAAAAGCCGTGAAGTCATTTCAGAAAACATTAGCAAACTCACAAAAGAGGGCGGTCGCCCCAGGAAGCAAATTATTGCTATCGCTTTGTCAACGGCTCGTAAGCCCAAAAAATCAGCCAAAAGAAAGGCTAAAAGATGAGCGACAAAAAACCTAATTTATCTGTTGGCAGGGGTGAGAAACAATCTGTTGCTGCTGGTGGTGGACTCACCGCTAAAGGCAGAGCTAAGTACAACCGTGCCACAGGAAGCAATTTGAAAGCGCCCCAGAAATCTGGCCCACGCCACAAATCCTTTTGCGCCAGGTCTAAGAGCTGGTCTGGAGAACGTGGAAAAGCAGCTCGTAGGAGATGGGGATGTCGGTAAACACTGAAACATTGCAAAGTTTATTTGATTATTCCAATGGAAACTTGATTTGGAAAGTCAATAAAGGACGTTCAAAAAAAGGAACTATTGCGGGTAGCAGAGACACAAAAGGCTATATGCAACTTAAACTTAACCAGAAAGTTTACCGTTTGCATAGGTTAATTTGGTTATGGCATGGCAAAGAATTGCCAGAGCAAATAGACCACATTGACAGGAATCCTTTAAACAACAAGATTGAGAATCTTAGGGCTGCAACGCAATCAGAAAATCAATGGAATACTGAAAGAGCTTGTAATGGTGTCAGTTTTCATAAAGCATCAAACAAATGGAGAGCCAGGATAAAAATCAACAACAAAGAAATTTATCTTGGAGTTTTTTCTGACATTGAGCAAGCACGTCAGGTCAGGGAAGAGGCAGCTAGACGTAGATGGGGTTGCAGATGAGCAAGAAGAAAGACAAGGGTATAAGCCCAGCACTAGAGAAGGCCATTGCGGACTTGCTAACCTCTACCATGCTTGACCCAACTGCTTCACTAACTGACAAAACCAAAATAATTGACCGTGCTCTGAAACTGGAGGCTTTGAAAGCAAAAGTGTCGGATGATGAATACGGTTCAGGGTTCTTTGACCACGCAGACGAAGAAGACGATAAGGATATATGATAATATGATTACCTTTAAACATTCAGGGGGTAATCATGGATTCAGTAACTTTAATTCGTCTAGCTTTAGAAGTCATCTCAGACCGATTGATAACGATATTGGCGTTGTCGATGAGTTGCGGACTGGCTTGCTACACAATGTGGGCGGGGGATTGGACAAGAGTCGCAACTTTGAGTATATTCGTAATGTTTTCGTACCTGGTGGTAACCAACAAGGAGAGAAGTAATGCCAAGCAACAACCGAAATATCAACCCGATGAGTCCGAGTGACGCTTATGAGAATAGCCACATGGCTAACTCTAAGCACCAGAGACCTCATGAGGTTAACCAGCAGATAGCCAAGTCTACCCGCCCACAGTTGCCTAGAGATGGCACTGCTGATATGGAACGCTGGACTCCTGGTCAGTTGCCTAAAGGAGGCTTCCGTGCGGTCTTTGACTTCTCTGGTACACCTAGCTACAACACTAAACAAAGTCCTACTAAGGGCGCTGGTAAAAAGGTGTACTAATGGCTAATAACATTGCCTTCCAAGCCATGGGAAATACTGTGGCGTTGACATCTACTTCGGGGGTGCAGTCAAACGTTGCGACAATTACAGCATTGACTCCTTGCCAACAATATTTGTTGACCAACCAGGACTTGTCAAACATTGCTTTTGTTCAGATTAGCTCGTCTAGTTCGTTCAACATTGCTGCACCTAATGCAACAAGCAGTTCTTTCGTTATTCCTGTTTCTCCTTTTAACGAAAAGGTTGTTACGGCAATTCAGGTAAGTGCTACGTCAAACACCTACGCCAGAATCATATCTAGCGGTACTTCTACGTTATACATCACGCCAGGAGAAGGTCTGTGAACTGGTTAATGCAAATAGCTCCCACAATAGCTACTGCATTAGGAGGTCCTTTAGGCGGTTTAGCTTATGAGGCAGTATCTAAGGTTCTAGGCATATCTCAGGATGATGCTAAGAAAATGCTTGACGATGGAAAGCTCAGTTCTGACCAGATTGCAAGCGTTCAGCAAGCGGAAATAGCGCTAAAAGCTAAGGCTCAGGAACTTGGATTAGATTTTGAGCAACTAGCTGTTGCCGACAGAACAAGTGCTAGAAATATGCAATCTAGCACTCATTCTTTTATTCCTCCCATGCTTGCTATTGGCATCACTATTGGATTTTTTGGCATCTTATATGCTTTAATGACCGATAAAGTCACAAAATCAGATGAGTTAATGATTATGTTGGGTAGTTTGTCTACTGCCTGGACGGGTGTAATAGCATTTTATTTCGGTAGTTCGGCTGGTAGTCAAAAGAAAGACGAGTTGCTACATCAATCTACGCCTACGCCATGATTAACTCTCGTAACTTAGATGACCTACTCCCAGAAGTCAAAGCCAAGGTCGAACACTTCATCTCCTTATGCAAGGATGCTGGAATTGAACTCCTCATTACATCCACTTATAGAGACAATGAAAGCCAAGCTGCACTCTATGCTCAGGGCAGAACTTCTCCAGGAAATATTGTTACGAACGCTGGACCTGGTGAGTCTTATCACAACTATCGTTGTGCTGTGGACGTTGTGCCTTTGGTTAATGGCAAGCCTGATTGGGATGGAAGTCACCCAGTGTGGGCAACTGTTGGTGCTCTTGGTGAACAGTCTGGTTTAGATTGGGCGGGGAAATGGACAGGGCATTTTAAAGAGCTTGCGCATTTCCAATACACGGGCGGGTTAACTATTGCTCAATTAAAAGAAGGCGTTGCCATAGCCTAAAAAATCCTAAAACGGATTTGGCCTCCCCGCCACCAAGAAAAATCGATTTTCCTAAATCGGTACACAAACCATGTTGAGAGGGTCTGCCACTATAAACTGGTAGCCTTCTCCTACGGCCTCTGCAATGGCTTGCGCACCAACAATATGATGCTCGACCCATAAGATGGGTTTAAACGTTTTTATGGTGTTTTTAGAGCCTTTTATAGCCTGTATTTCAAAGCCCTCTACGTCAATCTTGATAAAGTCGCATCTAGGCAAATCCATAGCGTCAATCGTTATTCCTCTTACCATTGAATTACGCATAAATGTGTTTTCTTGGATTTCCCCAGGCTGAACTTGAACCGTACCGTAGTCCATCTTCATGCTGTAATCAATAATTGGCAAAACCAAATATTGAGCGCAATCTGAAATTGCTGCATTGTGAACATAAACATTAGATAGGTCGTTGAGCGCTATAGAACCGCATAGTGCGTTATAGATAATTCTTTGTGGTTCAAACGCAATAATCGAAACATCTTTACGCCTTTGAGCAACAGGAATACTGAAAAGCCCAATATTTGCACCCGCATCAATAATTATTGCGCCAGGTGTCAATTTATCGACAAATTGGAAGATGTTTTGTAGCTCTGACTCTATGTGAGTGCGCCCCGTCTTGGCGAGAGCATCTATTTGAAAATCACAGTTTCTGTTAACTATGATTTTCCCGTAAATAGACTCTACAACGGTAAAGTGGTTAATCATGGCGCTGGAGTGAGGCCACCCTCAAATAAGTAGCTACCAAAGTGACCCAACTGCGCCCAAGGTGCTGCCCAGACTTTAAGACCCGCTTCTCTAGCCTTCCAGCAGAAGAAATAATCCTCTGAGAGCAGTCTTTCTGTGCCTGGCTCTATAGCACAAGCAAAATACTCGGTAATGCGGTCGTTAGAGATGCCTCCGTCTAAGAACAGTACGTCATTGTTGTAGCTATTAACAACAGACTTCATCGTCTCAAAAGTAGACCTCTTGATGAGCATAAACCCTGTACCACCGTTAAATATCTCTACAGGCTCACTAACAGGAACGGTTACGCTACCAGCATAGTCCTTTAAATTGACTACAACGCTTGCTGTGCGTGTTTTTAGCCTATCGGTAGGCACACCTTCCTTGACGGCCTTCTCAACCTCTACCCAGTTTATTTCCTTCTTAGGATAGATACCGCAAATGATGTCCTTGTCCGCCTCAATCATCTTGATGATGTCCTGCGGATTGAACTTAATATCTGCGTCTATGAACATCAAGTGAGTGCACTCGGGGCGCTGCATAAACCCGTGAGCAAGTGCGTTACGTCCTCGCTGAATCAAAGACTCGTTAAACATAGCGGAATAAGCCATGTCATAGCCATTTTGGTTGAGCACAGGACCAAGTGTCAGCAAACTCTGTGTGTAGTAGCCTGTACACATGCCACCATACATTGGCGTACAGACGAATATATTTCCTTTTTTTTCCATGATGTTCCTAGTTAAGTTAAGAAAATGACAGACTGTGAGATTACAGGGGGTCTGTCAGCACCTGTCCTAACTCCGAGATTTGCTCTCGTAGTTGCCTCTCACTGGAATGATGGTGGGATGTGCGGGGTTCGAACCCACGACCAACAAATTAAAAGTCTGCTGCTCTACCATCTGAGCTAACATCCCGTGATTCAACCGTGAGCTATTTTAGGCGTTGTTACAAAGCTCATTCCGTCTTCAAACCCTTGTTGGTAAGCCATATCGTATATTTCCTGAATACTCATGTTCTTCAGCTTTATGATATGTCCTCTATCCGCAGAACGTACTTCCCAGTCTTGCTGCTCTTTCTCCATCCCCATACTTGTATTTTCCATCCTGCTTCCCTCACTTTCGGTAATAGTTCACTTGCCATTATTTTCTTGATTCTGTCGCTAACGCCACTAGCTGTTGCCTGAACCGCCAAGGTCTCATCTCGCTTGATAGCCAATATATCTATAAAGCCAAACAAGTCCTGGCGTATTCTGGCGTGTGGATTCCACTTTTCAACAATAGCAACTGTATAGCCTTGCTCCCGCAATACGGCTAATGTTCGAGAAGTGGGAGATTCCTTGGCCATCAGAAGGGTATAGAGTTATCGTCATCACCATACTTGACTTTATTTCTAGCGTAGCCAGGAGTTACCTCTTTAGGTTGTTGCTCCTCTAGCTTTTTCTTTTTCAGCCAGTTGTCTTCACGAACAGAGAACATAGTCGTGCCCTGTTTTGTCTCTTTCTGCCACAAACCAAAGTTAACACGCTCACCAGCCTTGTAATCCATGTCCAGGACTAAATGGCCTGTGAAATCAGGACCTTGTGGGTGCTTTTTGTTCTCTGGAGCTACGTAAAACAGTGTTCCGTAGCCAGGTTTGTCGGGATAGTTGTTGTTAGTTGCCATGCGTGGTTTCTCCTGATAAATATTTGTATTGGGCGTACTCTTTCCCGCCCTCTCTAACCATTTTTGTAATGATGGGATGTCCCTCTTTTCTAAGGACTTCGATATGGGCTGCAAGCCTAAACGAACCGTAGTGCTGGAGGGCATCCTGTGGTGTGATGGTAAGTCCATTTTGTAGGTGTCTCAAGATATTGCTCTTTTGAGTTCCTAAACGTCCTGAGACACCACTGTCTTTGGGAGTGGATTACCTCCAGCCTCGGCAATAGCTGCCTTAACCTTTAGCTTATCCACTGTCGAAAAACCGTCAACCACAAACTCGTTTGCTACTTTGAGGGAATCTACCTTCTTAGCCTTTTCAGCCTCTGCAATCTTGTTTGATGACATGATTCTGCCTACCATGTTGCCGTAGGCTGCAATCCAGTCTTCAACAGAGTGGTAGCTAGAGTGTGGTTCGTCTAGGTTTGGTACGTAGAGTTTGAACGCTCCATCTTCCACAACTTCTTGCACTACTTCTTGAGCTATTCCCATATCTTTGACTTTTGGGGGGTCAAAATCTTGAACTTCCTCAACAGCATAGTGTCCTAAGATGCAAGCGGGATAAACAGACCTTACAGCTCTACTGACAACCCTAGAACGGAGCATATCTTCAGGATATTTTGTCCATCCAGAATTTTCTTTGTAAAGACCCGCTAATTTAGCCATTTCAATAGTCCACTCAACCTTCAAAGAACCTCCTTGTGGGTGAGAGAACGTACCAGAGCACTTTGTAGGCGATATTTCGTGCCAGTCAACCTTTCCTCCTGCTAACTGAAAACGAGCAAGCATGGCCTGTGATTTAAGAGCTGGTCTGCCCATAATAATGTCGTACTCTTGAACGACTGTCGCAGGATGTTTACCTTCTGCCTGTGCAACAAGCATAACGGCTAACATTTGGTCTTTGTTTTTAAATCCGTAAAAGTTTGATTTCACCATAGCGTCAGCCATGACGTTCATATCAGATACTGCTACTAAATTAGACATTTTTAACCTCTCTTTGTTTCATCATTGCATCTGCTACTTCATAAGAAAACTGTACAAGTTCATCCGTACCATATCTAATGCCTGAATGTTCAGATAGCATCCCTTGCATAGTCATCCCTGCAAACCAGTCTCTGAGTTCCATGCCTTGGTTTTCTATGATTGCCCCTGTTGTGGGGTGTTTGAACATTATTGGATATGCCTTCATGCCAACTTCTTCCAAATAGATAGTAGTGTGTCGATAACGGAACTAGCCGTCAGAATGTATAGTGCCCAGTCAGGATTACTCATTTTATTAAGAACCTCCGTGAACCTGGTTGTTCAACTACAAACTTCTTGTAGATGTCAGGCATAGACTGTTGAAAGAGCTTAGAGTCAAATTTCTGGCTAGGCTTGGCGTTCTTCCAAGTAGCGAGTACAGAGCCGTTTATAGACTGCAAACTAGATGCCGACTCCATATAACCAGATATTAAGGTCTGAATCTGCTCCTCACGGCCTTCTAGGAGCTTTATTTCGTCCTTTATCTGCCGTAGTGCCCTGCAAGCCTCCTCCACGCTCTGAGAGGCTGTTTTGACCGTTCCTGGGGTCTCCTGCGGGTACAGTAGCTTTACTTGGTCTAAATCCTCTGGCGGAAGTGTTGTTCCTGCTTGTACATGACCCCAGACCTTAGCCATCTGCTGGATAAGTTCATCCTTTTGTTGGTCAGAGATGTCAAACGGGAACATAACGAACTCTTGGCCTCCAAACAAGACTGCTAGGTATATGCGGGTATTCCCGAATACGGCAGTCTCGTGGATTAACTGAGCCATATCAGCGTGAGGAATGGTATTGCTAACATCATCAAACTTAGAACGAGTACCAGCGTTATAGTTTTTACACTCGACCAGAATTGTTTGTCCATCTTTAGTCCCTGCAAAGTCAAAATGTGATTTAAACCAGGCTTCCTTCTTGTGAGTCAGGCTTTCCTCTATCTTGTTAAGCTCTACACCCAGTTTTGTTTGTGCAAGCCTACCAATTACGGGTTCCATGACGTGCCCCATCTGCACGGCCTCTATGCCTGACAAGTCTGGTATGTCCAGCTTGCCTTGTTTTGTGAGGATGACCTCGTTAGCCTTACCTCGGGCAACTCTGCGGGAGTCACCTGACCAGATAGCGCTATTCCTTGTTTGTGGTGTGAAATCAGACATGAGAGCCTCCAAAATGAATAGGCTGGACATCAAAGGCCAAGCTAGACTGAAAATAGATAGCTTCTATCGTGCATCTTTCGGCTAACGTACTGTTTCTTTCTACTGAGCAGTAGGGTAGTTCGTCCAGAGGTGTTGGAGAGCCGTCTACAGGGCTTAAAACCCTTCCACGGGTGCATTTGGCAAAAGTATTGCGTGCATTTTCTGCAACTTCAAAATACCTACAGTTGATACATAGTTTCATGTGAAACATCCTTTCAGGTTTAAGTTAGGAAAATATCACATACATATATGTGATGAGAGGATTATAGCATTAGATGATTAGTCTTAAACAGAATGATTATCTCCTTATGTAAAGTTTGTGTAAATATTAAGAATTCTTTTCTTTTAGCTTGGCTTGCAGTGCTAGTGCATAACCCATGTGGTCAAAGATATCGTAGGGGTTCTCATTTATGTCATAGTCAATATCATGGAACTGCTCGGCAATGTCCTCTATATCATCAACGCTTAGGTCAGCCCATTCTTTAGTTTGTGGTTTGGTGTAAAGGGGTTCTGCTCCCCTCTCTCTGGTCTGCCAGTCACTTCCACTGCCTGAGTCTATGTATTTATATCCGTATCCATCAAAGTCATAACGCATAGCAACTGGCTCATCTTGCTCTTGCTTTGACTTAAATTCAGGAAAACAATTTTCACAAAATGGGCCATCCGTCTCTGTATATAAAGAATCTTCACCAACCCCAGCCTTGCCTGTGGCGCAGTCACACTTACAGCAGTATTCGTATTTCATGTCTTACTCCTTATTAATGCCGTGGGCGGCTTCGATTTCGGCTGTAATCTCATAAATATTCCCAGAAAAACAGTCTTCCTCATGCAATCTATCAATATCTTTTCTTGTCAGAGGCTTGCGTTGTTGTGGCGGGGGATAATCAACTTCTAAGTCATACTTTTCGTGCGAACCGCATCGTTTGCATTCAACGCTAACCGTGTAGTTCAAGGTTTCAGGCTCATTCTGCTCTTGCTTGGCTTTATCGCATGAAGTTTCCAACTCAGCCTCGCCTCTACCACAACTCTTGCAAAGGCTTAACACAACTTGCCCATTTTTGTCACAAATAACACCTGGCCTATCTTTGTCGGCCTCCAGTCCACTCATAAGGGCTACCAGGTTACCCAGTTCCTCCCTAAACCCTGCTGCGTCCACCTCTGCTTCTATAAGTTTCTTATATCTTTTGATTAAGATATTGACCTCAGATATGCGTACATATATCTCTATATCTGGGGTCTTCTTATATTTAGCTTTTAGCTCTGCTTTTCTTTGTTCTAGTAGTTCTATCATTTTTTTCTCCTAGGAAGATTGATAATGCAATGACAAGCCCAGTCTCTAACGAATAAAACAAACAACATTCGTTCATCAAACTGTTCTTTTTTATCGTAGTAATCTATAAGATAAATAGAATCATTTAATATTTTGTAAAGTTGCCTCTCATTCATTCTTGTCCCCTTGCACGAATAGCTTTAGCACAATCTTTACCGCCAGAAAATTCACCATAAAAAGAATCATCTTCTAAAACTAATTTTTCACAAATCTTTGCACATTCCTCACGTTCTTTTTTTACGGCATCATCAATTCTTTTTAACCAAAGAGAAGCGTGTAATTTGCCATAGTCAGCCCTAACCAGTTTGGCAAAGGTTATAAGGTCATCGAAATAAACGCCATCACAAAATTCTGAATAAAATTCATCTGTCCTATGCTTAATTCCAGCCTGTATAGCTAATTCAATTATTTCTTCTTTAGTCATTCTCTATCTCCTTAAGTACATCCCCAACTGTTTTGGGTATTGCTTTATATCTCCAAAACCAAAGACCATCACAGTAAGCAGACGGCTTACCCGTACGCTCAACATACTCTAACCATCTGTAATCATGGGCACTTATCTCTACTGGATACCATGCAAACCACTTATGGGGCTTAGATAGCCTGTCTATTTTTTCTAAATGGGTCTCCCCGAAATCTATTTTCATTTTTAAATACCTCAATAGTTAGGAATTTCAATAATTTTTTTACTCTTTTAACATTCCCATAGGGAAGGCAACCAGAGAAAAAACACTCTAGTACTCCACAACTGTAAATAAAGTTATCCACAATCGTGAGATGCTCTCGTTTATCTAGCCTACAAACTTATAGTCTGCCTGGTTTTTCTCTGCCCCGAAGCTCCTCACGCTAGGAGACACACGCCCAGTTCGGCACGTTTATCTGAGTCTGTCGCATCCACATTCTCAAGGGTCTGGTTGTCTAACCCCGTAGGTATTGCAATCGTTAGGACAATAAAAAAAGGCTACTTTAAAAACCCTCCTAATCGCGTCCCCGTTATGTTGGGGTAGGAGAGTTATCAAAATAGCCTTACTTTCTATTGCACGCGACTGCAATGGGGCTAACTATATCACAACTTTAATTTAATTTTAATTATTTTCTTATTTGGGCATCTGGGGCACTCCGCAGGGACACCTTTACAAACCCCTAAGACCTCACAGCGGGAAGGCGTACGGGGCTTTCTACCCCGTTTCAGTATGGGTATAGCACCTATGGGCTGCCATACCGTACGGGGCTTATAGTCCAAGATACAGCACCACTACACCCATGCCTGCTAAAAATGCACCCAGTAGGTACAAAACTAGGTCTTGCGTATCTAAGGTCACTTGAGACCTCTGGGGCTTTTCAATACCAAAGTCTGGTTTATACATTCTCATTCTCCTTGTTTAATTGTTTAATTTTCTTAAATATCTGTAACAGTTTACCGTCTAAACTAGGGTCTACATTGTCGATATAGTCCGCCAGGACCAGGGAAAGTAGTTCTAATTCAATCTCTGATAGTTTAGGCATTGTGCGTCTCCTTAATGCTTTTGTTAAGGTTTTGGAGATATTCTAAAATCGGTACGGCTTTATATAGCTTTTGGTTGATACAGTTGACCAATGATGAATCAAAGGTTTCTAGTATGGCTTTGCCTGATTGCTTGCTTACGATTACCCAAGATGCGGTTTTAGTTAAGCTGGTCATAATTACCTCATTAAGTTAAAAGTTAGGATAAGGAGGGCTAGGGTTAGCCCCAATATAGTAAAAAGGTCTTGATATATCATGCAAAGCCTCATTTATAGAAATAAGACTGAGCAAGTAACTCGGCTGCACGTGCGGAGTGTCCCCAGTATTTACGACCAGTTAAGTAACCCGTTACATACCAGCGTAGAGTCTCATGGCATTGTGTAGGCTTTAATGTATTCATAATTACCTCGTAAGTTAGGATGATGCAAAATAGCATCCCCTAGAAGCCTCATAGAAGCCTCTAGAAGCTGTTATTTTAGGCAGCTATTGATTCTTTTTCGGTCATCAAGCCCTTAATGTAGGCGTGCATAAGGTTATATAGGTCTCTCTTAGTAGTACATCCGCTATTGATAACGACCCTAATACCGCCAGCCTCGTTAGCCATGCGGTGAAGCTCTACACCGCCATAAGCGTGATAAATATGGTAGTTACCTACATTAGCCACTAATCTATCGTTTTCATCTCTACGGTACGGTGTAAGAGGTGACCCAGTTAGCTCATTTATCCATGTAGCCAGATTTTCTAATTGTTTGTTTGTGATTCTTTGCATTGTGAAGCCTCTTTAAGTTAGGATTAAAAAGATACGCTAAAACGTATCGCATAGCCCCCATAAGAGGCTATACGCTAGGTTTTAAGCTGTTACCGCCTCAATAGCTGTATTTTTCAATGCTTCGCTTGCTATATCGTGCATAGACCAGCAATCCCTACCACCCCAATATGCTGCTTCATCATCATCAATAACAATCTTTGATACCTGGCGAATGATTAAGATGTTACGCATACGATTTGAAGGTCTATCGAATTGATAGAAAATCCAATTTGTGAAAAAGTTTAAATACTCATCACGGTTTACAGTTGATTTATTCATGTTTTAACCCTTAGGGAAAGTTGATTAAGTTAGGACGTATACTTTTTCAAGGTATACACATATATAGCATAATAGAATCGTGCCAACCCCTGTAAGTTGTTGATTTATATACCCCCTCCAAAACCCTATGTAATATATTTACTTACATAATATGCTGCAAACCATATGCTGGTGTGTAGTAATAAAGTATACCAACATATGATTGTCGCTATATGTATTCATATATGTAGAGAATACATATACAATATCATATAGAGATAATATATATGTGAGTGTATCTATATATCTATAGGGTAGTTAAACCATAAGGGACGTATTGCAAAGTAGAGGGTGACTTGCACTCTCCTCTCTCTTAAGAATATATATTTAGCTCTCTCCTATGCCTCTCTACAAAGGGAATGGTCACGTAGTCATAACTGCGTAGTCATGACATGCGTGCGTGGCAAGTGTTGGGGACGAGGAGGTGTAGTGTGCGTGCCCCCCACACTGCCCCCCCATAAAAAATTTTATATATTGCCTAGCTTGTCTAAAGTTATTGTGTCGAGTAGATTTATGGCGTGTGCTGCTGAGTAGACTATACGGGTGGGTATACGGGCGTGTACGTTATAGGTGGGCCACATAGGGCCTGTATCTACGCCCTGTATACGGTTGACTCCTTTTGCTAGACAACCTATGTCTGTGACGGTCATGCCTAGCTCTAGGGTGGATTGGCATAGGCCTGTAGGGTAGGTGGTGATGACGGTAGAGCCTTCGTCAATATACTTCTTAGTGAGCTTCTCGAAGAACCAAGGGTTGTAGTCTGGTAGCTGTCCTGACATGGGAACACTGTTTACTATCAATACGTCATAAGATGGGTACTTCTTCTTGGCTAACTCTGGGTAGTCAAAGAGGAAGGAGTCTGGGGTTTGCATAGGGTTCATCACACCTAGTTTGTTGGCAAGGTAGGAGAACCAGTCTAGGTGGAAAGCTACCCAGTTCTTGTTGAGCGGACTTCTGTAAAAGTAGCCGTCTGCCCCTATCCAAGCGTTAATAGCATCTCCTCTGTGGGGTAGGTCCTGTAAGGTGATGGGTACGCCCTCACACAGCGGTAGGAGCTGCGGGTGATACTCCTGCTTACAGTAGTGGATACATTCAATACTTGTATCCTCCTGACAAACCCTGCGTAGGAAGTTCAGGTGATGGAGCTGGTCGCCCAGGTGGTATTCGTTGTAGGTTCTGATTAACATTGACACTCCTTAAAGTTATGATATTATATGGTTATAGGTAGAGGTGATTATATGGAGATATTAGAGATAGAAAAGGGTAGTGTTCTGCCTAACCCACGGGTGGTATACGCATACCCTTATGAGAGTATGGAAGTGGGGGATAGTTTTACTGTGCCTGTGAGTGCAAGGGCTAAGGTGCTCAACGCTAACTACAGGGCATCTAAAAGGTTAGGGTTTAAGTTTTCTAGCAAGTCCGAGGGTGACAACTTGCGTGTGTGGAGAGTAGCGTGAACAAAATGAAAAACAGGTTTGGGTCTAGTTACTGGATAAAAATGGCAGAGCGTTGTTATTACTGGCATCAAGATGAGCTTTGTCACTGCTGGAATAAAAATGGACCAAGCATGAGGTGGGAGAAGTTGATGTATTTTTATCTGTTTAAGCATTACGGATACGAGGAGTGAGATGATAGAGTTACTGTGGATGAACGAGGATGAGCTTAGAGAGCACTGCCATTTGTTGGTAGAGGCTCTGCTTGTCTCTGAGCACCACAGGGTAGAACTGGTTAACAACATGGGGAAAGCGTTAGCGTATGGATACAACAGAGGATATGCAGATGCGTCTGTACAACTCAAGATTGAGACTCAAGAAGGAAATGCAAAGAGCACTGTCTTGCATTAGTCCTGGGTCTAAGAGATTTCTGGCAAAAGAGTGGAAAGACAAATATTCTGACGTTGTTTATAACGAACTTATCAGATGTGCCAAAAATAGAAAAGCAGCAGAAGTTATATCAAACTGGAACATAGAGGAAATGAAATAATGGCAACTCAGGAAGAAATAATGGCTCTGTTACAACAACAACAATACGAGCAAATGAGACAGCAGTTGTTAGCTAGAAACATGGCGTATGCTCAACCTGACTGGCAATCCAAAATGACTCAGCTAACTCCTGAACAAGAAATTGCATTTCAGCAATGGGTACAGGCAAATAGTGTTCCCTTTAATCCTAATGACAAATACCCTGATTACGACATGAGGGGTTACTATCAATCTTTGCAACAAGGTACGGCAGAACAACCAGCCGTAAATGCGGTAGACCAACAGTTGCATTATCCAGATACTTACAAAACTCCTTATCACGAGTCTTTTAGTGCGGAGTCACAGTGGGCTGCTCCTGGTGCGCCAACATGGGAAGGCGAGAAACTTGTGTCACCAACTGGTGAAGTGGTATACGAAACAAAGGCAAGACAATGATAAGTAGAAAACTAACCGCAGCAGTAGTCACCGTCACCAAAGGTAGACCCGAACTAGACAAGTGTATAGCCTCTGTACAGGCCCAAACGTACCCTGTCCAGCACTACCTACTGTACGACAACGGTATGCTCCCCAGGCTTCTTCTGCAGAAGAACCAACAAGTCTGTGTATTCCCTACTCCTATAGCCATGCCAGACAAAGATGGACGTAGATGGTTGGCAGCAGTACCTCACTTGATAAACGAAGACGTAATCTTCTTCTGCAACGATGATGACTGGTTTGACTCTGACCATGTAGAGTCACTCATGCAAATCATTCAACGGGGTAACGACTGGGCGTACAGCCTTCGTAAGATACACGACAAGGACGGTAACTTCTTGTTCAACGACAGGTGTGAAGCCTTGGGAGACCTACATGAAGACTGGAACAACAAAGGATGTAACTTTGTAGATTGGTGTATGTGGGGGATGCGTACAGAAAAGCTAAAGGGTATATCTGCCATTCTCGGTATGCCTGGCTTTGGTTCTGACCGTGAGTTCTACAGAGTAGCAAAACAAATGTTCCCTAAGTACGGTACAACAAAGAAGCACAGTTTTAACTTCAGACTGGGTGGTAACCCTGGCTCTGTAACAAAAGAGTTCTTCATTGCTGGTCACAAACACATGACAGAGAAGTATGGTGAGACGATGCCCTGGGAGGCGTGATGGATTTTGACCTAGCCAAGTTTTACAAGTTCTGTGCAGAGCTAAAGATTGAGACCAAGGAAGAAGGTCTCAAGAAGATGGGTAAGCTCTTGGGGACACAAACTTATGTCATGGAAGAAATAGATAAGGGACTGAAAGATGACGTTCACTTCTTTGTTATTCTCAAGGGCCGTCAGCTTGGTATTACTACTGTTAGCCTTGCTCTTGACCTTTATTGGCAATTTACTCATCCTGGTTGGCAAGGTACGTTGGTTTCAGACACAGAAGAAAACAGGGATATGTTTAGGTCTACCCTGGGAATGTACATTGACGGATTACCCAAAGAGTACAAAATTCCATTGGTTGCCCACAATAGAAACCAGATGGTTCTTAAGAATAGAAGCCGAATCTTTTATCAAATTGCGGGAAACAAAAGTCGATTGGGGCAAGGTAAAGCTATCACTTACTTGCACGCTACTGAGACAGCCTCTTGGGGGAACGATGAAGGATTGGCATCCCTTATAGCATCTCTTGCAGAAAAGAATCCTCAACGTTTGTACATCTTTGAATCTACTGCACAAGGGTTCAATATGTTCCACGATATGTACAAGATTGCCAAACGTGCTCGTACACAACGTGCAATCTTCTGCGGATGGTGGCGTAACGAATATTACTCTGTTCACCAAGACTCCAAAGAGTACAAAGTCTACTGGGATGGCAAACTAAAACCTGACGAGAAAGAATGGGTAAAAGAAATTAAAAAACTGTACGGGGTTGAGATAAACTCCCGTCAGATGGCATGGTGGCGGTGGAAGATGGCAGAGGGTATCAAAGACGAAACTCTCATGTACCAAGAATTCCCGCCCACAGAAGACTATGCTTTTGTGATGACAGGAACAAGTTTCTTCTCTAACAGTAGGTGTACAGATGCAGCCAAATACGCAAAATCCCTCGACTACGAATGTTACAGATACGCTTTTGGACAACTCTTTCAAGACACAGAGTGCCTACCGTCCACAGACCGTCTGGCAACGCTTCGGGTCTGGCAACAACCCGTTGATACCGCCTACTACGTTATCGGGGCAGACCCAGCTTACGGCAGCTCAGACTGGGCTGACAGATTTTGCATACAGGTCTTTAGAGTCTATGCAGACGGACTTGACCAAGTTGCTGAATTCGCCACATCGGAGCTTAACACTTACCAGTTCGCTTGGGTCATTGCTCACCTTGCTGGAGCATACAAAAACTCGACTCTTAACCTCGAAGTCAACGGACCAGGACAAGCCGTTATCAACGAACTCCGTAACCTCAAGAGACTAGCAGCAGCTATTCAAGGTCCTATGGCTAAGGACATGATGGACGTACTAGGTAGTATGCAAAACTACATCTGGCGTAGAAACGACACTATGGGCGGTCTGTCTAACTCCATAGGTTTCCTGACTACCTCCTCATCTAAGGAGCGTATGCTATCTTACATGAAAGATTATTTTGAGCGGGGCATGATGGGTATCTTCAGCATGGACACCCTAGAAGAAATGAAAGGCATAGTCCGTGAAGACGGATTCATAGGCGCACCTGGTCGTGGTAAGGATGACCGTGTGATTGCAGCAGCCCTGGCAACCATTGCATGGGCAGAGCAAGTTCAGCCTAGACTCATTGGTATGCGTCTGTCCAAAGATATGTCTTTGAAACAAGACCAGTACACCCCTGAGCAAATTGCTGTGGGTAAAAATGTGAGTAACTACTTAAAAATGATTGGCGTATACGGGGGCAGAGATGCGTCTCACTAAAGCACAACTCAAAAAAGAACTCAAGTTATTCCTGGCAGACAAAGATAGGGGCATCTCTATCAAGAACTTTTGTGAGATTGCGGGAATATCCGAACGTCTGTTCCTCTACATGATTAAAGAAGACAAAGTACCTATGACTGAATCTTCTCAACGTGGCCTCAACCGTGCCTATGAGCACTGGAAGGAAGGCAAGATACGGGTCATGAAGAAGCATACTAACGAGACATATCCTGATTACAGAAAAGAACCAGCGCCCCCTATCATCCCAATGAGTAAGTTAGTCTTTACTAACGAGGGGTTTAAAGTTCAAAACAAGCCCGTAAATAGGCATGATTACGCAAATTTTGGCAATATTTTGATAACAAGGGGGTAAATATGAGTGTTTTAAAAGACTATATGTGCACAGAGCACGGTGTGTTTGAATCTTGGGAGGCAAAATGCCCCATGAAGTTCTGTAAAGGCGAATTATCCGTAATTTTCTTAAAACCAGTGGGTATGAAGTCCGAAAAGACCAAATCTAACGACAGAAACCTCAAACAACTGGCTTTAGAGTTCGATATGACCGATATTAAGTCTACAAAGGCTGGTGAACACCAAGAAGGCTATCTAAAACGCAAAAATAAGCTATCTGACAAGGAATTTGCCCAGGCTGGTGAGGCTATGGCCCATAATCAGAAGATGCAAGAGGAACAAATCGTTCAACAACGATTATCTGGCGCAATGTGGGGTAATGGTGGTAATATCAACCTCAAATCCGTCATGGGAGGGCAATTTAAGCCCGTAGCAGACGAGTCTGTTAGCGTTTTACCGAAAAGTGTAGGACAATTCGTACCACCAAGACCAGGTGCAGGGACTCAGGTTGACCATGAGGGTTTAAAGATTAACACCAGTTCGGAGTAGAAATGAAAATACCAAAGGGGATGCTAGACAGAGATGAGTTCTTTAGGGACATCATCTACAAATGTGAAGTCTCCTTAAACTCCAGAAAGGTTGATTACGCCTCTCTGCGAAACTGGTATCTCTTTGGTAACGGACCTGACGAAGCTCCTGCTCTCTACAACAAAATATTTCCTCATCTTGACCAGGTAACTTCTTTCCTGTACTCGGCTGAGACTACTCGTTTCTCTATCAACTTGGGCGCATCCGTCCCTGATAACGAGCACAGAAAGATTCCTACATTGACAAAATCACTCAACAATGAGTGGTTAAATAGCAACGCTGACCAAGTTTTTTCTACAGCTACTACCTGGGCGCTTGTCTACGGTACGACTTACGTCAAGCTCATCATGAACAACGGGATTCATCCGTACATGGTTGAGCCTGGATGTGTAGGCGTACTGCGTGAGGACATCACGTACACTGACAGGCAAGAAGCTCTCATTCAAAAATACTACATCACTAAGTCTGAGCTATACACCAGACTGTACAGCCATCCCAACAGGGACAAGATTATCCACCGCATGAACTCCATGCCCCACGAGAGGACTGAGATTGCTAACGGACTTGAACGCATTATTATTTCTCAGTCTAACCCCACTATCTACGGTAACGTTAACCTGGATTTGGCTGGTGGCAACAGGTATAAAGCAGAAGTATCAGAAGACACAGTAGAGATGACCGAGCTGTGGATTTGGGATGACGAAGCAGCAGACTACAGAGTTGTCACAAAGGCAGACCCAGACATCATCATCTATGAGCGTTCAGGTGAAGAAATGTTTATGAAGGGTGAGTTGCCCTTTATTCAGATTTGTCCTAACCCACTGTACGACTACTACTGGGGCGCTTCTGAAGTACAGCGTTTGATATACCTTCAGCAGCTCCGCAACAGGCGAATGACAGAGATTCTTGACCTGTTGTCAAAACAAGTTTCCCCTCCTACGGCCCTGATTGGGTTCACAGGCATCCTTGATGAAAAGAACTTTGCACTCAACCGTGCGGGGGGATTACTATCCACAGATATGCCTAACGCTAAGGTAGAGAAGTTAGCACCCACTATGCCACCAGACCTCTTTACAGAAATGCGTGAGATAGACGCTATGTTTGAAGAAGCGTCTGGCGTAGGTAACGTTCTCCAAGGTAAGGGAGAAGCAGGGGTTAGGTCAGCAGGACACGCAAGCCAGTTAGCTCGACTGGGGTCATCGAGAGTCAAAAAACGAGCGCTAATTATTGAAGATTCATTAGAAAAACTGGCAACCCTTTACTTGAAGTGTATGCAACTCTATGACGATACGCACCTCAAAGATACGCACGGTGTACCTTTCATTGCCGAGCAATTCACCAAAGAATTTACGGTTAAAGTGGACGGACATTCAAACAGCCCGATATTTACGGAAGACACCCGCACACTGGCGTTCAACTTACTCAAGGCAGGGGCTATTGACAAAAAATCTTTACTTGATTTAATAGAGCCACCGATGAAAGAAGAACTCTTGGAACGGTTGAAACAGATGGAGGCCAAGCAAGCTGCACAGCCACAGCAGCCTCCTGGTGAACACAAACAACATAAAGCCCCTGGCGCTAAGAAGGAGGGATAATGGCTACAAAAAGTGTAGGTGGACCACAAACAGCTCCCAAGGCAGACCAGCCACGGGTGACTACAGAAACTTTACGCAAACAAACTTCAGGACCAGGCTTGACATCAAGAACTACTGGGATTAAAGTTTCGTCTGGCGGTAGAACACAGCGTAACTACGCCAGAAGTTAATTAACCAAGGAAACAATCATGATGCACAGATACGGTAAAAAAGGTCGCAAGACTCGTAGATAATTTCTTGAGAAAGAAAGAGGGTGTGGCTGCCTCCCCTTATAAGTAGGTGACCGCTGCTAAAGGAGAAATACCATGGCACGTAAAGCTCGTAAACACAAGCGTAAGTAATTTCTTGGGGTCAAACCCTTGAAATGAACCGACATTGAGGGGTATGTCGTAAAATACCCCTCACCCTATTGACAAATAGTTTGTAAGTGGTTACAAACTAGGGCAAGGAGAAAATATGAGTGTTCCAGCGGATAAATTGATGGAGTTGATGGGCGGACAAAGGTCTGCAGGTGCCCCTATCCCTAATACGCCCCCACCTGGGGCTAATATGTCTGACGCTGAAGTACCTCCAATGGCTTCGCCTATGACTACTCCTGAACCTAAAATGGGTTCTAAAGAAGCAGCAAAAATTAACTTGGGTATGGCTCAAGACTTGCTTGAGCAATCCTTACCCGCACTAGGCTCAGATACCGAAGAAGGTAAAGCAGCTCTAAGTGCAATAAGTGCAATCAACAAAGTCTTGGGTGCACGTAAAAACAAGACAAACGAACTTCAACAGTCAGAGATTCTTCAGATGTTGCAAACACTACCACAAGCTGGTGGTGGAACACCTGAGGGTAAGGCTATGGCTAATGCACCAATTCCTGGTATGCCACCTGGCGGTGGTATGCCTCCCCCACCTGGCGGTATGCCACCAGGTATGCCCCCACCCGCAATGTAAACAGGAGTAATCATGGATTTATATAAACCCAGAGGTAATTCTCAACCACGTAGACCTACAGACAACAACCAGAAAAACGGAGTAGTTATCAACACTCCCCGTTATTCTCAGTTGGGTGGTTTGTCAGGCGCTGCTAAAGCTGCTTTTGGCGGTATGAGAGTTGAAAAACCAGCAGACGGTAAAAAAGTTATATGACAACGATAAGAGGGTAACATCATGGCACTAGAAAATCTTTCCTTAGAAGCACGAGACGAGTTGGCATCTTTGATGCACACTTTGGCTGAGTCCCCCGACACACGGGAGGACATTTTGCGTTTGACTAAGAGAGTTAAGCCTGGTCTCAACATTCCTGAGATTGACCTTAAGGACAATACCAACAACGCATTACAACAAATGCGTCAGGAAAATGAGGCTATCCGTAACGAACTAAGAACTCGTGACGCACAGGCTGAACTAGACAAGCGCAGAAAATCACTCGTGAAAAAAGGTCTGGTTTCTTCTGAAGATGAAGTAGACGCAGTCGAGAAAATCATGTTAGAGAAGAAAATCTCTGACCACGAGACTGCTGCTGAGTACCATAAGTTTATGAAAGAGGCTGCAAAGCCTACACCTACTGGATACAATCCTTCCGCAGTTCGCCAATTTGACCTTGGTAAATTCTGGAAAGACCCACGTGGTGCAGCGCAGCAAGAGGCGGTGAAGGCATTTGCAGATTTGCGTAAGCCTCAGCGCCCCATTGGTTTGTAAAAGAGGGTGTAATTTTGTCAGGGCAGAGATGCCCATCTTTAAGGAGCTAATATGGCTATAGGTGGTGGAATTCTGCCCCAGACAGGTAGTTCGCAATTTACAGAGCTTACATACGTAA